ACTTTGGCTGGCGGACATTCGTACCTCAACCCGAACGGTCCGGACAACGTATAAGGAGCTGAATAATGGCTATTTCACGCGCACAACTACTGAAAGAGCTGCTCCCCGGCCTGAACGCCTTGTTCGGCATGGAGTACGCTCGCTACGGCGAAGAGCACAAGGAAATCTACGAAACCGAGACTTCCGAGCGTTCGTTCGAAGAAGAAACCAAACTGTCTGGCTTCAGTGCCGCACCGGTTAAGAACGAAGGTTCTGCAATCGCGTACGACAACGGTCAGGAAGCTTGGACTGCTCGATACAACCACGAAACCATCGCACTGGGTTTCTCGCTGACCGAAGAGGCCATCGAAGATAACCTGTATGACAGCCTGTCGGCTCGTTATACCAAGGCGCTGGCTCGTGCTATGTCCTACACCAAGCAGGTCAAAGCAGCAGCTGTCCTGAACAACGGCTTCACCAACTCCGCTCAGTACTACGGCGGCGACGGCGTGCCTCTGTTCTCGGCTAATCACCCGCTGGTTGGCGGCGGCAGCAATTCGAACATCCCTTCGACACCTGCCGACCTGAACGAAACCTCGTTGGAAAACGCTGTGATCCAGATCGCAGCATGGACCGACGAACGCGGCCTGCTGATCGCAGCTAAGCCACGTAAGCTGGTCGTTCCTCCTGCTCTCCAGTTCGTTGCTACTCGTCTGTTGGAAACCGAACTCCGCGTCGGCACCAATGACAACGATATCAACGCGCTGAAGAACAACGGTTCGATCCCAGAAGGCTATACGCTCAACCACTTCTTGACCGATCCAAACGCATGGTTCCTGACCACTGACGTTCCAAACGGCATGAAGCACTTTGTTCGTAGCCCGCTGGCTCAGTCAATGGACGGGGACTTCGATACGGGCAACGTTAGATATAAAGCAAGAGAGCGTTATTCCTTTGGATGGAGCGATCCGTTGGGTATGTACGGATCACAAGGCGCGTAAGAAAAGGGGGGCTTTACGCCCCCCTTTTTGTAGTATATAAAGGCAGTAAATCCGGGGATTACCCGGTGCGCTCGAACAGGCTCCCCGGCCTGACTTCATGCAGATCGGCGCACCTAACCGCATGAGGGAAAATTCAAATGGCACTTTCTACCACCCAAAGTATCTGGCGTTCGGGCGGCGGCGATCAGACTCGCACCGCGTATTGTGGCTCCGGCGTCATGGCTGCTCAGTTCTACATTGCTGACGCATCTGTTGCTACTGCAACTAACGTCAAAGTCTCTTCTGTTTCTGGTGCTCCTGACCTGATCCTTCCTGAAGGCGCAGTTGTGTTGTCTGTGGAAATTAATGACGCAGGCACAGGCTCTGTTGATCTTGGTACTCGCGGCTACACCAGCGGCACCGTTACAGGCGCGGCTATCGGTAATAACGTGACCGTCTCAGCTGTTGGTTCTATTACCGCTGGTTTGACTCGCACTGCTATTAGCGAACTGTCCTACGTTACTGTGACTATCGACACTTCGGGTGCTGGTACTGTTGGCGGCTTCATCACTTACTTCGTAGCCGATCCGCTGGTTGGTCAGCAGAACGTCTAATTGAGGAGGCCGTATGGCTATGCAATATGACGTTAGATCAAAACACGCTTCTGTAAGCGGGTTAGTGGTTGATGCACGCACGCGTATTAAAGGCGCGGTTATGTTCCCGCTTTCAGCGACTACTGGATATGCAACCTTTGTAGACAATGTAAGCATTGCTGGTACGTACGCACGTGCTACAACCACCGCAACCATAACTGCGGTAAACCACGGTCTTGCTGTAGGTGACTGGGCGTATCTTGACTGGGATTTGACGGATAACCCCTATCAAGTGCAAACAGTGGCGGACGCAAACACATTTACCGTCACGGTTGCCAACAGCGGGGCCACTAGCGGAAACGTAACTGTTTGGAACGATGTACTACTTCAGGCAGATGCTTCTGATCCTGTAGCGTACAACGTCACTGTCCCCGGCGAAGGTATTTTGGCTGAGACCGGTATACGTGTGTTCTTACCCGCCAACTTCCACACAACGGTGTTCTATGGCTAAGACCCCGGCATGGCAGCGTAAGGAAGGTAAGTCCGAGAAAGGCGGCTTGAACGCCAAAGGACGTGCCTCGTATAACGCAGCCAATCCGGGTAAGCCCGGGCTGAAAGCACCTCAGCCGGAAGGTGGCCCACGTAGAGATTCGTTCTGTGCGCGGATGAAAGGTATGAAGAAGAAGCTGACTTCAGCTAAAACCGCGAATGACCCGAATAGCCGGATCAATAAATCATTGAGGGCGTGGAAATGTTAAAAGACCACATCGAACCAGATTTGATGGACAACGTCTCCATTCTTGCGGGGTTGGGCGTTATTCTTGGATGGTTACCAAACGTGCTTTCTATTGTCACTATTGCGTGGTTCAGCATTCGTATCTGGGAATCCGATACGGTTCGTGGTTTAACTAACCGGAAAAAACCAGATGCCAACAGTCAGTAAAAAGCAGGAAAAGTTTATGCAGGCGGTTGCCCACAACCCTGCGTTCGCTAAAAAGGCCGGTGTGCCTCAATCTGTGGGGAAAGAGTTCACTAAATCAGGAGGCGGTATGGCTGAGTCAAAGAAGATGGTTGGTAAAGAGCTTGCGTTCATGAAGAAAAAGGGCGCTCCTAAGTCGATGATCAAGCACGAGATGGCTGAGGCTGGCATGAAAAAAGGTGGCAAGGTCAAGAAGATGGCGGCTGGCGGTATGACCGCATCGAAGATGGGCGCTGTGAAAACCGCTGCTCCTAGCCGTGATGGCGTTGCTGTCAAGGGCAAGACCAAAGGCACGATGGTCACAATGGCTGGCGGCAAAGGTATGAAAAAAGGCGGCTACTGCTAATAGGAGGTTGTGATGGGTTACAGAGAAGAAGCAAAAGAAAATATAGACGAGCGTAAAAGACTTTTAAACAAAGCAGAGGCTGCGGCTGCTGAACGAAAACGTGAAAAAGTTTACAACCGTGAAGTTGCTAAATACGAAAAAGAACTCAAACTCAACCCGCCCGGTACAGTTAGCGGGGCTATGGATAAGGGTCTTGATCGGATGGGTGACGCAGTTCGCGCAGTTGGTAAAACCCTTGGCAGCAACCAAATGACCAGTCTAGACGATGACGAGCAAATGAAAGCTCGTATGGACGTTAAAGGGTACAAAAAAGGCGGCGCAGTTAAGTCTGCTTCTTCTCGTGCTGACGGTATCGCACAACGTGGTAAAACTCGCGGGAAGCTGTGCTAATGATGCCCTCACGCGGTATGGGTGCAATTAACCCTTCCAAAATGCCCGGCGCTAAAAAGAAAAAGCGTCGGGATGACACCGACTTCACGCAGTACAAAGAAGGTGGGAAGGTCAATGCTGCTGGTAACTACACCAAGCCCGGGCTGCGTAAGAGGATTGTGTCTCAGGTAAAGGCCGCAGCAACGCATGGTACGGGCGCAGGCCAGTGGTCAGCCCGTAAAGCGCAGTTGGTGGCTAAGAAGTACAAAGCCGCTGGCGGCGGATACAAGGACTAGTATGAAAGCCCCGCAACAGTCGCTTAAAAGCTGGGGAGACCAGAAATGGCGTACCAAGAGCGGAAAACCGTCGTCCAAGACCGGGGAGAGGTATCTCCCGGAAAAGGCGATCAAGGCACTAAGCCCAGCCGAGTATGCCGCCACAACGAAGGCAAAGCGGGCAGGGAAGAAGAGTGGCAAGCAGTTCGTCGCGCAACCAAAACGCATAGCCCAGAAGACCGCGAGGTTTAGATAATGGCTTTTACAACCAACACAACAGCGTTCAATCCCGACCTCAACGATATATTCGAAGAGGCGTTTGAGCGTTGCGGTTTGGAATTGCGTACTGGCTACGATTTTCGTACTGCCCGTAGAACTCTGAACTTCCTGATCACGGAGTGGGCAAACCGTGGTATCAACCTGTGGACTATCGAGCAGGGATCAATCAATCTTGTGCAAGGGCAGGTTACCTATGATCTACCTAATGATACCGTTGATCTTATTGAACATGTTATTCGCACTGATTCCGGACAGATTTCTAACCAGACCGACATCAACATCAGCCGCATAAGCGTCTCTACCTACGCGACTATTCCAAACAAGCTGACGCAGGGTAGACCGATTCAGGTGTGG